CCACTTATGCCCACTTATCTAAAATACGATTGTATGCAGCTTCCCACTTGTTAATCAATTCAGGCTGAATTCTGCGAAGGGTTGGATAAATGAACCATCCGCGAGATCCACGACCTTGCCTTCCTGAATAACTAGGGAACTGTTTGAATTTATTTGAACCAAACTCAACGCCACCCCATAGGCTCTGTGTAGTAGCACCACCTGAAAACTTTTGTCTTGCAAATCCGTATTTGAATTCGCCAATCTTGCTGGATTTTGAAATGCTAACGCCATCCGCAACTCTTTGCGCAACTTTGCCCGATTTTGTTCGACCTCTAGCTGCTGTTTTAATTTCCTCAGCTGCGTATGTCGCCAAAGCAGCAGATTGAATTCTTGCTTCCTCAGTCGCTTGATCATCCATAACTTTGAAAGCCTTGAGAATATCGCGTATGTCATTGCGACTGTAAGCAATGGTTTCACTTGCCATACCTCGCCTCCAATACTTCGATCGCTGTCAATATGTCGTCTGCATCAACCCATTCACTCATTGGTATTTGTGTGGCAATTGCCAACTCAACCAATAATCTGTTTAGGCTTCCTGCTGGATGACTTTTGGGTCTGCATCACCGACTATTACATCGGATACTGTTTCCATCCATACTTCAAATCCTTTAACTGGTTTTCCAGCAGCTTCACGCTTATGAGCGTTGTATGCTAAAAACATCAAATCCCACATTCCAAGTTTTTCTTTTGCTTGACTTATGGTGTGACCAGTTGATTTTTCCCACTTAGCCCACTCAGGCGGTTGGGCAATATATGTTGCTTGCTCGCCTGAGTTATATTCAATTGTGATTGGTAACTTCATTTGTTTGCTCCCGTTTTATTTTTTAACTAAAGGTTTCGGTTACTGCGCCCTTAGATACTGTGAATGTGAATGATACTGTCTGAGCATCAACACCTGAACCACCAGCAGTTGGAAACTCTGGCTTTACTGGAAACACAAATTGTGCTCCTGATGCAGCTGTGAGTGTCATGCTGATATCTGTATCTGGTGCGCTTTCAGCAGCAGCCCATAGAGCCTCACATACTGAACTTGTCTTGCCCCAATCAGCCAACATATCCAATTGGAATGTTCCTGAAATGTTTGTGGTCTTGTAAGCCTCGCCATCCATAGTCTGATAAACCTGACGCTCATTGACCTTAGTTAGAACTGCGTTTGTCGCTTGTGCTTGAATATCTGTTCCACCTGTGAAAGATAAACCAACATCACGACCGGTAATTACGACTGTTGCCATGATTTCTCCTTATATTGTTTGTGTGTAGTAGGTAGATACTCGAACATCTGCGATAAGCAGCGTTGATGCACCAACTTGAGTAACTGTCGGTCTTTCAACCGAGCTGACAATATATCCAACTGGAATTACTGCCAGAACACTTATGACTAACTGCTCGATGTTATCGAGGGATGCAGGATTGCTGTTATATGCAACAGCAACTGAAATTGTAAAGTTAATCTTTGCTCTGATATTTGTTTTGCTGATTGTTTCAAATTCTAAGTATGGGCTATCTGGAACAACTACAACAGCTGGTGGAATAACTGTTTCAGGCACAAATGAATAAACATTGCCTGCAACGCTAGATAAAGCGGTTGCTAATGGTGTGCGAATTTGTTCAAGAATTGTTTGGTTTGGCATTTATAGAGCCATGCTTTCGGTGTCAATATATGAGCCAAGTAATCCAACACATTTGTTAAATAATGATCGACCCATTCTAAATGGTGTAGATGTAAAATCTACTCCTTCGATTTGTCCTCCACCTGCAAGTCTTGCTTGAAAGACTTCGACTGAAACTGTATAGACAGCTGATTGAACAGCTGCGTTTCCAACATAAGTTGATCCGCCAGAAAGGGCAGCAACTCCGGATGGGATGACATTAGCCTCGAGTATGTCGGCATTAGTGATCGATTGCGAAAAGGTATATTGTCCAAGATTATCTGCCAGCACAACTCTTGTTCCGTTGTAGGGTGATCCGCATCCTGTGATGACAACTGATTGTCCTTCGGTAAATTCATGAATTCCTAATGTGGTAAATGTAGCAACATTGTCTGACAATGAGGTTGCTTGAATTGGTGCTTTGAATGTAACAAGCATTGGCAGAATAACTGTTTCTGCTGTGTCAATAATTTGATTTAAGTAAGCATCTGAATACAAGGAAGATGACACACCAAGCACAGAGCGCAATTCGCTTGCGGTAATTATGGTTGGCATGTCATCTCCTTTAAGTCTCCCATTATTAGCTGCCTAGGATCGGGAGCAACCCTAGGCATTAAGTTAGGCTAAATTAGTTCTTGTTGAAGTGAACTGATCCGTTAGCGATCTTGGTTGCAAGTGCGCCATAGCCATAGTAAGCAACTGATACTTGACCGGTTGCTGTGATGTCTGAACGAAGTTGTAGTCGTGGTGACTCATACCATGTATAAGCCTCTGGGTTGATTACGAACATTGATCCATCGCCAGTTGTGTATGTCAATGCTGACAATGAGCGGGATACATAAAGATCAAGTCCAGCAACATTTCCACGAAGTGATTGTGGTCCTACTGCTCCACCTGCGTTTTGTGGATTTGAGGCATTATAGATTGGGCGACCACCATCGTTGTAGCCCATGATGTTGCCCCATTGCTCAGGTGATACAACAATGTTACGAGCAAATCCCAATGAGTTTGAATAAACTAATTGAGCAGCTTGTGCAGCATAAGCAAGAAGTCCTGCTGCTGTGTTGTCCTGTGCAGTTGTAGCAATTAAGCCAGATGAAATGATTCCGTTTGTTACATACTTGTCAGTCTCTTTTGCATAAGCAAATTCCATTTGACGAACTAACTCATCAAAGAATGCTGGAGATGAACGATCTAATAGTTCAACTGAGAATGTTTGTCCGCCGGCAAATTTCTTAACATTTACTGTTACGAAAGATGATGCCATGTCGGTTGTATCGATTGTTGCAGCTTCTGCTTCCTCAGTAACTGTTGGAACAGTTGTAATCTTTGGAATTTCAAAAGTCATTCCAGCAGCTGGTAATACGCCACGGGAAATTGCATCAATTGATCCACGATCAGCATTTGATAGTCCGTTGATGACCTCAGATGATTGTGGTGTTGGAATTAGTCCTGCGTTGTTGCTAGTTGTGTCAGCAGCCATTACATACTGACGGCTCTCATCATTTCCTAGGGCAGCACGAACTGAATGCTCTAGGTATGTTGCTTTGTTGATAATTGGTGAGCGTGGCTTTGTGTAAGCAACTGATTGCGCTGCTACTAATGCCACAGGCTCAGACTTTGCAGCTTCTACCGCTTCGGTTGCGATAGGAGCATCTGAAGTTATATCAGACACTTTGTCCTCCTGTGTTGTTGTATCCTCAGCGGTTGCTTCGGAATTCTCTGGTGTATTTGTTGCAACTACGCTTTCAACTTTTGCTGAGGCAATTGCGGGATCAGACACTAAACTGACTTCCTGTAAAGAACTTTTTGAGATAACCATTGCGCCATCTTTGTTATCCCATGCATCAACCATTACGCCAACAGAAAATCCATCTCTTAATCCTGTGGCTGCTTCCTCAAGAGCATCATCAGCTGCGAAAGTTTTCGCTAACTTGAATGTTCCTTCTAAGCCTTGATCATTTGCAGTAATATCAATTAACTTGCCAAGTGGGCGTGTTTTGTCATGCTCTAATAGCAATTTGACAGGCTTTGAAAAATCAATGCTGTCTTTAGCAAATACAGTCTTTCCTGCTGATGTATTTCCTGCTTCGTTCCAACTAACGATAGTTCCAGAGATAGTTCTCTTGTTTGTATCGGCAGCGGTTATTGTTATTGGGAAGTTAATCTTCATCGGATTAAGTCCTCCTCCTCTTGGATTTGTTCGATGCTCATTGCACCGATGCGGTTTAGGATTTCATAAACTTGAGCACGCTCTAATGCTGAACCTCTCAAGAAATCATCAATATCAAAACGAACCTCAACGCCATTTGGCACAAAATCTGCCATAGATAATCTTTGCTCTATCGGGGTTACTATATTTCTCAAACTGAAATCAATAAGGGCTTTGCGTTCCATAACAGTCGTGCTATAAGTTTGACTAGTTAATTCAGCAGATAAGAAACTTGCCGGAATGCCAACTGCTCTCGCTAATTCGGTTGCAAGGTATTGGCGTGCTTCGTTTAATTGTAATTTTTGTGGATCAAAACCTAATGCAGTTAATTCAACATCGGCATTTAAGAATGCAGTCGCTCTTGTGTTTCTAGCAACTTTCCAACTTTCAAGAAGTTTTGTAATTCGCTCTGGTGCAAGATTTGTTCCATTTGATTTTAACACCATTGTTGGAACAGGTTCTTTTGCGTATAATTCAGCCGCCTTTTCTAATTCTTGGGCAGCTCTAATTGTGCGACCTGCGCGATTTAACACTCCTTCATCTAATCCACTAAATACAACTAAAGATCCAATGCCTGATTCTGGGACATGCATTCCATCAACCATGTATGAAGTGATTAGAGTTTGATTAGCATTTAGATTGTAAGTAACTCTATCTGGTGCAACTCTTGTCCAAGCACGAA